TCCAGATATTTTATCTGCAAAAAATGCGGTGGCAGGAGATGAATTTGCTACCCGATTCAACCTTGACTACTTTGAAAACAAAGCAGTTCCCCGTTACATTATTACTGTTAAAGGTGCTAAATTGTCTGCTGATTCAGAACGTAAATTACTTGAATTCTTTCAAACAGGGTTGCGTGGACGTAATCATAGAACATTATACATCCCGCTTCCTTCAGATGGTGAAAATTCTCGCGTTGAATTTAAAATGGAACCAGTAGAGGCTGGAGTGCAAGATTCATCATTCCGCAATTATGCTGTTGAAAATCGTGACCGTATTCTTATGGCCCATAATGTACCTATTTCTAAAATTGGTACTGCTCAAGGCATGTCTTTGGCTGGTGCAAAAGATGCTGACAAAACATTCAAAGAACAAGTATGCCGTCCTGCACAAGATTCATTAGAACAAAAAATTAACATGCTCATTAGAGAATTCACTGATGCTTTTGTTTTAAGATTTGATGAATTAACCCTTACAGATGAACAAACTCAGAGCAAAATTGATGAAGTATATCTTAGAACTCAAGTTGTTATGCCAAATGAAATTCGTGTTCGTAAGAATCTTCCACCGCGTAAAGGTGGAGATGATCCTGTTCAATTAACTGCTGGCGCACAAGCAGAACAAAGGACTCAACAGAATGGAAACCGTCAAAGAGATCAGCAACGTGCTGCAAATGCTTCTGATTTTGAAGGCGATAGAAATCCTAAAGGGGAAGGTAGGAAAGTACAATAAATTTCGCGCCTTATGAATTTATTGCTACTATAATGTCAAATGAACATTACAAAGGCTTCATGGACTAATAGCGAAAAGAAAGTTAACATTTCTTTTCCAATTGCTAAAGTCAATAAAGAAAAAAGAACAGTTTCAGGGTTTGCGTCCCTTGATAATATTGACCGTCATGGTGACATTGTTACTTCTGAGGCTTCACAAAAGGCTTTTGATCGTTTTCGCGGTAATTTAAGAGAAATGCATCAACCAATTGCTGTTGGTAAAGTCATGTCATTTACTACTAAAGAATTTATTGATTCAGAAACAAACAAATCTTATAAAGGCATCTATGTTGATGCCTATATTTCTAAAGGTGCCCAAGACACTTGGGAAAAAGTTATGGACGGAACTCTTACCGGATTTTCTATTGGCGGAAATATTGTAGAGGCAGGATATCAAGACGGCGATGAGACAGAAACCCGTGTTATTAAAGATTATGAATTAATGGAACTTAGTTTAGTAGATAACCCCGCAAACCCATTGGCAAATATTTTTTCTATTCAAAAAAATGCAGACGGAAATCAAACCATGAAAGGCATGGCAGCAGAAACAGAAATTGAAAATGTTTTTTATTGCTCCAGTGACCAGATTGCTACAACATCCCCAGAAGAATCCTTGAATTGTGTAGCCTGTGGTGACGACATGAAAACAATTGGATGGGTTGAGAAATCAGATTCACAAAAAGGTGATAGCATCATGAAGGCTATTACTGCTTATTTTGCGAAAGATGATGCTCCCGGTTCAAATCATGAAGCAACAACTCAGGATTCTGACGCAATTACAAGTCAGGATACAATAAATCTATACCCAGATCAAGGAAAAATTAAAACTGGGATACCGACAGCCAAAATGGCTGACGTTGACGAAAGCAATCTACTTAGTAAAGGAGGGAACGAAGAAATGGCAGACGAAACAAATGAAGAGGCTACTCCGGTAGATGTCGTAGAAGAGTTTGCTGAAACACCCGAAACTGATTCCGGCGATTCCGTTGAGAAGGCCGTAAGCGTTTCTGAGGTTCCAGTAGACGAACTAGACTTTGTAAAGATGGTTGATACCCTCAAAACAGACGTAACTACAACAATTGAAAAGAATCATGCTGAACAAGCCGCTTCTGCTCAAGACATTCAGGCCGCTGTTGAAGAAATCAAGAAATCCGTTGGTGATTATACAACTAACGCTTCTGAACTCAGCAATAATGTAGCCGAATTGATTACGAGACTAGAAGCAATCGAAAAGCGCATTGACGCTTACGAAGGTGACACAGCAGTACAGAAGTCTGGCGGGGTAGAAACTACTCAACCAGATGATACAAAAATAACAAAGAGCATATGGCAAGGACACTTCCTCGGCGTTCAAAACATCTAGGCTCAAAAATTTAATATAGACTTTACTCAAAAAGGCAGGTGAAAAATAATATGAGCAACGAACTTTTACAAAAGGTTATCGACACATCTAACCTTGGTTCAACATTCACAAGCACTGGTGACAACGGCGTTGCAGTTCCCTCAGGTAATGGTTTACTATACCCTGATCAGGCTAACCGCTTCCTTGACTACATGTGGGATGCCACCATCCTTGCGAAAACTGCGCGTACAATCCGTATGCGTTCAAACACAACAGAGATTGACCGCGTGTCTGTAGGTCAGCGTATCATGACAGTTGCAACTGAAGATAATCCCCGTGATTATGTTAACGCTTCTTCTTCAAGTGCAAACTTCACAAATGCTGCTGCTACATTCTCAAAGGTTTCTCTTACAACTCGCAAATTGCGTCTTGACTGGGAACTCTCTGCTGAATCACTAGAAGACAACCTAGAAGGTCCAGACCTAGAAGATCACATCGCACGCCTTATGGCAACTCAAGCCGGTAACGACATTGAGGATGTAATCATCAACGGTACAGGATCTGGGTCAGGTCTTCTTTCAGCATTCAAGGGTTTCCGTTCACTCGCAGTAAGCAACGCACACGTTGTAGACGCAGCAGGGTACGGGCTTGACAAGACAGTATTTAATGCTGCTATTAAGCAAATGCCCCGTAAGTACAAGCAGCGTAGAAACCAACTTAGATTCTTTGTCGGTTCAAACCTTGTCCAAGACTATCTGTTCAACCTCACCGCTTCCGCTGGTTCTGTGAACCCTTGGGATATCGCTTCTGGCGTTATTCGTGGTGATGTTGCTGCTAACGATGGTGGTCCCGGTACTGTAACTCCTTATGCATTTGGAATTCCAGTTATCAACGTTCCACTAATGGATGAAACAGTCTCTGGAGATTATGCAGGTGCTTCAGGTCTACACGGTGACGTTCACCTGACCTTCCCCCAAAATCTCATCGTTGGTATCAAGCGTGACGTTGTTGTCTACCGTCTGTTCCAGCCCAAGAAGGATACAATTGAGTACACTCTCTTTATCCGTGTTGGTACAGCAGTAGAAAACTACGACGCACACGTTTTAGTTAAGAATGTCAAGGTTGCAGGTACAACTGCACCATTCGGTTCAACATTGACAGCCGCTCACGGCAGCAATGTTACTGGTGGTTCAGGTACTTACACCTACTGATAAATTTCTATCACAGGCAGGAGGGCATGAAAATGCCCTCCTTGTCTGTGTTCTGCTATAATTCTATATATACAGAAAGGAACACACATGTCTTTTAAAGATTTAAAACTGGCTGAACTTAAAGGAGTTGCTGAAAGTTTTGGCGTAGATTTACCGAATAAGATTAGTAAAAATGATTTAGTTCTTCTTTTAGAGGAAGAAGGTATTTCATATCAAATGTATGACAAATTTGCTAATACTGAAAAGGAAGATGTTGCGCCAGATGGACCTCAACCAGCCCGCCTAGATTTAAAAAAAGAAGACGCAATTCTAGTAAAAATGGACAGAGAAAATTTCTCGTACCAAATTGGAACTGCTCAGGGCGCTGTTACATTTACAAAAGAACACCCATTTGTAGCCCTGCCAGCATCTGTTGCTGATGAAGTTTTTTTCAATCACGATGGATTCCGGCCAGCCACTCCTAGAGAGGTACAGGAATATTATTCCTAATTCGGAGGGGAAGTAATTGCAACAAATTAATAACGGTGACTTTGAAGAATTAGAACTTGTCATTGTTCGTAATAATGAAAAAGTTGATGCTGACGGAACTGTTTTAGTTTCTATTTATGATGCTGATGATTCTACTAATACTGTAATTGTAAGTGGTTCGGCAACAAATCAACCTATGCATGGGCATTACGCATTTGGTATTGATGCGACGGTAACTGGATTAAATAAAGTTATTCGGGCGGATTGGTTATATACAGTTAAAAGTTCTTCTGTTGTACAATCAACTTTTTATGAAATTGTTACGCCATATACAACAGTGTCAGATATAGTTGATTACTATAATCTTGGATCTAGTCCATCGGATCTTAATTACCGACCATATGATCAAATTCGTAATGCTGAAAGATTAGCCAGAACCGTTGTTGAAGGTTATACTGGTCAAAAATTTGGTAAAAGGAATGGATCTCAAGAAGTTTTTGGTAATGGATCTGATGCATGTTTTATGACTGAACCTATGGTTAAGTTAAATAAAATGTATGAGAATGATGCTCTTCTTTATGATGCTACGCAAAATCCAGTGTTTAATGATTTCGGTTTTGATTTAATATTAACTCAAACCAATAAAACTGTAAGAATTCTTAATACTGGCTGGGATGTTCGATATGATAACAATATTGATCCTTCTGTCCTTTATTATGGACGTTTTAGAAATCATTCGCGTTATAAATTTGAAGGTGTCATTGGATGGAATTATGTTCCACCAAATGTTAAATTGGCTGCCACAATTTTAGCGGGTGACTATTTATCAAATGACGCTGCTTGGAGGATCAGATATTTGAATGAAGTATCTATGGGCCAAGTTACATTTAAAATGACTGCTGGTGCCTTTAATGGGACGGGAAACATACTTGTAGATAACATGCTTGATATGTACCGTAACGTGGGGATTGTAATAATCTAATGTTTAATTCCATCATGGGTAGCATTATGAATATGAAAGCAGATGTTTATATTCAACAAAATGCTCAGAGTACTAGTGGTAATGTTACCCGTGAATGGGTTTATGATAAAACAATAGGATGTAGAGTAGAACCAATAAAATCTGGTGGTGCTAGTAATTCAGGAGATTCAAAAACATTTGATGTTGGTCCAGAAAATTCATATCATGAAAAACTTCAACTTAGAGTAAAATCTCCAGTACAAATAAGTCGCAGGTCAAGAATATCCGCTATTCGTAGTAATGATAATTTGTCGGCCTATAAAGAAATTGATCGTTACGGTCAACCAGATATGATTTTTGAAGTAATATCTAGTCATGCTGAAATTGATCCTCTAGGTAGAGTTAGTTATTTTGAAACTACAATTCAAAGGGTAGAAGTGCAACATAATGATTCAACT